GCAAACGATTAATTTAAATCGTTGGTAAGAATTGCTAAAAAATTAACTTTTCTTTGTACCACCGAAGGTTACACGAGTCTGTCTATCACTATTGATAGGCATACTTGGATGCTGCTCCTTCATAAGATCATTATCAATCGCGTTATTTCTATCTTGAAGTTGTTTTTCAAAATACTCCTTGCGCGCTTCTACAATCTCTTCTGGTATCCTTGCTAGCAGTAGGCCGCCAACTCCGATCACTCCCTTGTATTTACCAGTATTAACAGTTGGATAATCTATATCAGAATATTCATCGGATCTAACCAATTCAAAACCTGATCGTAGTTTAGCTGACATATTTGATGTGTCGTCAAAACCCATCGTTTCAGCTCTTATCCACCTATGTTTAAATCCATCTGGTGCGGGTGGTGCATCTAAAGATGATGGTGGAGTCCAAACTCTTTTTTGTTCTTTAACTTTTGTCTGGCTCGCACGGGAGTCTATTTTTTTATCGTTTATCATATGCTTATCTCTCCTTCGTGATGTTTAGTTGTTTCGCATAAAGTTCTAGTGGCACACCTAATTTTTTAGCAATTGTTACTTGAGACGGTGTGAGCCTCACTGTTTTGCGACTATTATTAACACTTCGCGTAGCTGACGCTACAGTTTGTGTAGGTTTAGTCGATTCCCTAGTTTCGGTTTTACCAAATTTATGCGGGAAGTCAAGTCTCATTCTTTTATCTACTTCAGCATAATATTCGTCTGAAGCAGGATCAAACCCTTCTTCCTTGGTTAGTTTTTCATGTAAATCAAAAGCAGTGTACGTCATAGCACTATCTTGACCAAACCAAGTGTTTTTGTCAGCCCATTCTTCGGCTCTTGGATCTGGTGCAGCTTGTGTTGGTGCTATAGATTCTTCTAATGTTTTTACAGGTTGTTGTACTTGTTTCATCTCCGCTGCCACTCTTTGTCTCATTCCAGCAACTCTTGATTCTTCAACACCTAATTTACCTATTTCTTTTTGTGCTTCAACTTCAGATTTAATATCTCCAGCTTCTCTTGCAGCAACTAATTTTGCTTGTGCTGCTTGTAAACCAGATACAACTCTACCTTCCATTGCATTAACATAACTAGGTTCTAGATTAGATACTTTTGTTTTTAGTTTAGAATGTTCATCTTGCACACCTTTAGCATATTCTAAAGCAGCTTCTCTTTGTCTTTCTGCTTCTCGCCATTTTTTAGTAAGTTTTGCAATTCTTTTTTGAACGCCATCACTATATTGTTCTAGTTCTTCTTTTTTAGTTTCTTCTTTTTTCTCTGCAACTGGTTCTTTGTCGTCCTCGCCAACTCGAATATCCAACTGCTCATCAGATTTCGAAAGTGTACCATCGGACTTATTATCGTTGTTAATAGTTTCATTATTTTCATTCTCCTTTGTTTCTTCTATGTTAACTTCTATTTCAGGTCCTGAATTATCTATGTCGACCATTTCTTCTACTTTTTTATTTTCTTCTGGCATAGTTATCTCCTTCTATGATTAATATTGATGAAATATATCTTCGGGGTTATTAACGGTTGCTAAAATTTCATCGTCATTTAGCAGTCTTACTTCCCCTCCGTCTATCTGTATTCTTGATCCTGCATATCTAGCAAAGATAATCCAATCACCCTTCTTGCACCACGGGCCTTCGGGATATCTTTCTTTATCATAGCAATGTGGACCCATTGCTAAAACCAAACCGCAATTAGATGCAATTTGAGATTTCTCAATAGTGTCGTCTGCTAATATAATACCACCTTTAGTTTTTTCTTTTTGTTTAAAAGGTAGAACTAAAATTCTCCATCCAGTAGGATTAGGTAATTTAGTTAATTCAGCATTAGCTAAATCTTTTTCTTTAGGTTTGTTTTTTTTATCTTCTTTATATTTTTCTTCCAATGCAAACTTATGCTTTGGGACTTCTTGAGTTGAGGTCGATGACTGTTCCTTGTTCATTTTTTTGCTCCTTGTTATCTAGCAGGTTAGAGATTTCCTGTAACATTATTTGATACGTTCTAGCTTGACCTAACATATACTGATATTTTTCCATGTTGTCAACGCCACCACTTATCAAGATGTCACCTACTTTTTGTAGATTTTCTCTCATTGTTTTTTGTATTTTTGATAGTATTGTTAATCCGTCTTCCATTACATTTCCTTTCTTTCTATTCTAAAATCTTCTAATGCTTTTAATTTTTCTTCAGCACTAGCAATCTTTTCGAATTGTTTGTCTAGTTCATCAATATGTTGTGGGTGTTCCCCAATACCTACTGAATTTTCTAAATATATTTTTATTGTTGCGTGCGCTTCAGCAATGTGTGCTTCGTATCTAGCTTCTAACGCGTCTAATATAGCTGTTCTCATTTAACATTTCCATCTTCTCCGTGCCTGTCTTATTCGTGAGTTAGGATCATTTTGAGTTTTTGCTGATGACTTTTTTAATTGTCCTAGTGATCTAGCGCAGTATGACTTCCTACGATTAGCAGCTTTTGATCCTGGCTTCACTTTTCCAGTTACGGCTGTTTTTAATTTACTTCCAGGATTTGCGGACCTGTAAGCTCTTACACCTTTTGCTGTCATTCCAGCTCCAGATTTTGTCGGTCTATAATTACCACCTGTACTGGTAGTTTTTCTTATAGAGTTTGCGGGCATTAAACCTTTTTAGCGGTCTTTGCTGCGTTTATAAAGTTTTGAGCAGTAGGTGCTCCTGCAGAACCGACTTTTCTCATTTTTTCACCTGATCCCGCTGCAATTCTATCTTTTTTAGCTTTAATGTTTGCGTATAAACCAGGTCCACCAGCAGCTCTTTTAACTCTGCCGCCACCCATTTTTTTATTTCTTTTAGTTGTGTCTAGTGCATTAGCTATACCGAAAGTAAGGGGATTTAATTTTGAAATTGTTTTAACTATTTTTTTAGCTTTTTTATTAGTTGTTTTTTGACTTTCCATTCCTGCTTTAGCTTGTTTCTTTGCAGTTTCGCTTGTAGCTTTTGGATTAGAACTTCCAGCTTTATACATAGGTCTCTTCATCATGCCGCCACCCATTTTTAAAGTACGAGAATTTTTTATTTTAGAATTTATTTCTTTTGCTTCTTCCATCATGCCGCCATCCATTTTTTTACTTCTGATAACTGCAAAATCTTCTCCAGAAATTTTTCCATCATTGTTTCCCATTTTATCAAGTTTGACTTGTCCACCCGATAATCCTTTTGCGCCTTTATTATAAAATCTTCTCATTATTTCATTACCTTTCCAAAACCTGCAACTGCTAATCCACCACCACGATAATTAGTTCTACCGCCGTTAGCACCTACAAATCTTTTTATTTTTTTAGAAGTTTTACCAGATAGTTCTGGCATTTTTTTATTTGGTTTTTCACCCTTTAGAGCAGTAGAGAAAGACTTACCGTTGTACATGAAAGTTTTCTTACCTTCTTTTCTAGCTTTAGCGAATGCTTGTCCTCTAGAACTCACTGCTGATCCAGTTGCTTTATTGAAAACACCTTTAGCGCCACTATCTGCACCGCCGCCTTTGCCTTCTTTTCTTTTTGCTTCGGCTGCTGTGTTACTAGCTATTTTTTTAGCAACGTCTTTTTTTGTATTTGTAGAATATTCTAGTTTACCTTTAGTGGTATCATCTCTAGTAGATTTAAAAGTTTTTTTACCAGCATCTTTTGCTTTTTTAAACTGCTCACCAAAAGTAGGTACAATCTTTTTTCTAATTCTGCTTAAGAAACCTTCTTTTTTAGGTGCTTCTGTTTTTTCTGTTTTAGGTGTAGATTTTTTATTTCCGCCACCGAATCTTTTAGCCATTATTTTTTGCCTCCGTTGTTTCTAAAAATCTGTGTACCCTTTATACCAAATATACTAGCACATACAAGCACCCATAAATTAGTAAACCATTTGGGTAACGCTTGGAAATGCTCGAAGAACACCTTTATCTTCTCCATAGCCTGTGGATCGTCCGACCAGACTCCATATGCCAAAACCAAAATGGGTAATGTTAGTATTGCAAGAACTACTTCATCTTTATAGTCGTTTTGTCTAGCTTCAAGTAGCTTGCCGTTAAATTCTAACTCACCAGAGGCCATTTTAGATGCATGTTTTGATGCAGCATCAGCCATTAACATTTTAGTCTCTTGTTTTTTCTTATAAATATGGGTTCCAGCGTTTAAAGCTAGTTTAAGTGCACCAAACCACATTACGCACCCACCTTTTTCATAGCTTTGATGTGTGATTTTTTAAAGTTCACACCTTTTTTCATATCTTTTTTCATTTGCGCCATATGTTTTGCCGTATGGTGTATTTTATGTTTCGTTAAAGTCTTTTTTTCTTTTTTATTGATCATTTACTTTTCCTGTTTTAGTGCATTGTTTAATATAATTTTCTCAATAGATGTATCTGCACGTAAATGTGCCAATTCTTCGTTTTGATCTAGTTTCTCATCAACGTTGCCTTGGTTCATCATAGCTTTCATCTTATCTAGATTCATTTTCTCTTCACCTTCTTTTACTTTTCTAGAATTATCACTAGCTTTTAGATCTAGTTCTCTTGCTTTTAGTTTTGCAATAGGATCGTTACCAAAGTCACCTGTAACTTCTTGTTCTTCCTTCATAAACTCTTCCATCATCTCTGCAATCAATACAGCTTTTCTAGCTTCTATCTTTTGTTGCATCATTTGAACTTGATTTTGTAAATTAGGATTCTGTTGCATTGCTTGTGGGTTCTGCATCATCTGCATCATTTGTTGTAGTTGCATTAACTCATCTCTAAACTCTAATTCAATCTGTTCTTGACCCATTAAACTAATATGCTCTAGACAATTTTTTTGTATAGCAGCAGATATAGGTGGTGAATTTCTAACCATGTTTGTTCCCATAAAGTTTAAGTGGGCTGTAATATGTGCTCTATGATCTTGACCAGGAAATGCTTGGAAATTTTTTGCAGCCAATGCATCTATGTGTTCTAGTGCAGGATCTTTTGGCATCGGTGCTTCTGGTTTAATTAATATTAGATCAATATCTTTTACCCCTAATGCTTCATACATATTTCTATACACTTCATATTGATTATGAATTGCTGGGTTTGAGGCAGCCAGTTGCATCTCCGTTTGGGCGAGGGATATTCTTTGGGTCTGACTAAAGATGTTTGGATCTGCAACTGGAATAATGTCAACACGATCATCGAAATCAGTTTGCATGATTTCTTTTTGACCGCCTACAACATCATAAGGGTAAACTGGTGGCATGTATAATTTAAATACTCTTGCCATTAAATTGAATTCTCTTTTCATTGATGCATACAATCTTTTATGGATTGCTGACATGGTTCGTGAGCCACGTTCAAGCATAGCAACTGTCGTGCCCACTGCTGCTTGCTGATTCCCGTCTCCTACTTGCAGATCGGCAATCGATGCAAATCGTTGCCCTGCTTGTACCACGACACCCATAAGTTGTAATAAAGTTTGTGACGGTTCTTTGAATGGTAATGGCATGAAGGCATCTCTTAAATTTCCACCTGGAGCATCAACATCTCTAAACTCTCCTGGTTGAATGGGTTGTCCTTCATCACGCATTTTGATACCACGCATTTTAAATCCTGCAGGTAAATTAGATAACGTTCCCGCATCCAATAATGATCTTAATGCAACTGTGGCAGTTCTTGATAATCCACCAATCATATGAATTAAACCAAAGCCATAAAACCCTAGACCAGGTAAAAATTTAAAGTGGACAAAATAATCTATTTTACTTTTCTTCTTATCACCGATTTCATAGTTTCTTCTAATCGATAATACTTCTCTTGAGGCTTCATCTATGGTGACGATGTAAGGTAATTTAATTCCTGTAGGTTCACCGTCTTCTCCAGCATCTTCAAAACCTTCAAGATCTAAATTAACGTGACACTCAAATAAGGTAAAGGTGTTTTGATTTTTACCTTTGCTGACACCACCTAGTTCACGTTCTCTTTTTTCAGATTCAGATTCATGCTCCGAGCCTGGGGTAATTTCTACATCTCTATAGAATCCACCGACTTGTTGTTTTCTTAATTCGTTCTCTGACATTTTAACAACGTGAATAATTGATTCTGCATCATCTAATGATGTTGCTGTGTACGGCACAACTAAATCATCTGCGGGTACAAATTTTGAAACCGTTCGTTCCATAACTTCATCGTAGTAAACTTTTTTAAAAGCTGAACCTGATAGTGGTAAGTAAAATAACATTTGGTCAAACTCTGCTTCGTACTCTTTCATCTCATTCATGATTTGATAATTCATGTAATCTTTTACTCTTTGAGATTGAGCTTCTTTTTCTGCTGTCGGTATACCAACCATCTGTGTTCTTACAGGACCGCCTGATGGTAATAATTCTTTGTAAGCTAATGATTGAAATTGAGTAATGGCTTCGGCGAGAACTGGGTGAGTTGCACCACTTGCACCTTTGAATGGTTGTGTTGATTCTTCGTACTTGAATCCTAAAAGATCTAAACCTTTAACGTAAGATTGTTCCCAATCTTTTCTTGATGATTTATAATCTGTGTAATTTTCAGACATCTCATGACCCAATGGATCTAATACATCGTCTGGTAATAATTCTGCTAGGTTCGCGAAGTGACCTTCGTCTTGACCTGGATTCACGGATCCTGGTTCAAAATTAATGTCTACCGAACCATCTTCGTTTTCTTGAACATCAGGAGAACCATCGCCTTGCGATTCTAAATCTTCTTGTTCCGCAACTTCAATGTCATCGGGACTTGGTATGTTTACCGTTTGCTCAACGTTTGGAAGAGCCTTGTCTATTTCTGCCATTTAATTTCTCCAGTTTCACTGTCTTAACAGTATTATTCTTAATATTCAAGCCTTGTGGATTGGGTCCTCTTTTTGGGGGTGGTCCTGATTTTTTTCCTAATGTCATAGTTTACCAGTAATACTTAAATTTTCTATTAGGAGTCGGTTCATCCTTATAATCTTCTGGGTGCCCAATTAATCCTCCCTGCCTAAATCTCATAACAGCTTGAGTCATACTATCGACCAAGTCATCATGATCACCATAGGGAAACGCAGCGCACTCTTCCATTACCTCTTGAGCAAACTGTTTATCCGTAGGTGCCCATATCTTACCAGATTCAAACAAAGGTGCAACAGAATTCACTCTGGTATGTTTATCGTTTCCACGTGATGGTGTGTAGTTGACAACAGGTATACCCATGTTCCGTAGTTCGTAAGTCAAAGGCAATCCAGATGCTTTCGCCTCAACTAGAACTGTTTCAGGTTGCCAGTAATCATATTGTTCTTTAGCCACTCTTCGTAGTTCAGGAAACTCTAATCTTTCCTTCATGGCATCGAGTAGAATCATTTGTGGAGCACTATCTTCATTCTCACGAAAGATACCCCAAGTAGTGATTGCAGAGTAATCGGCAGTTTCTTTTTTCATGAAGGCGGTATCGTATGATTGTATGACATGATCCAAAGCAGGCAGTTCGTCTTTGTCCCAATGTTGCCACCACTCACGTTTAATAATTGCACCTTCTTCAGAAGTTGGGTTCTGCATCCACTGGGCATTCCACTTACCAACGGATAGTGATGCCTTAACCGATTCTAATTCTTCAAGTTTCCAATAGCCTGGCCAAACAGGATCACCTGATGGCATGATTGCTGGAAACTCAACCAAGTCCCACTGATCTGATTTAGGTTCGCTTTGATTCTTTAATAAGACTCCTGTTAAGTCTTTAGTATTCCATCTCGTCATTACGCAAACAATTTTTCCACCAGGTTGAAGTCTTTGACGTGGACCTGATGTATACCATTCATAAGCCCTCTCGAGAGCTGACATGTTCATTGCGTCTTGTTCCGAGTGTGGATCATCTATAATCAAGAGATCCGCACCACGGCCTGTTATAGCGCCGCCAACACCAGCAGCAAAGTATTCTCCACCTTGAGCGGTTTCCCATCTTCCTGCAGCCTGACTATCTTCTCGTAGTCTAGTTTTAAAAATGTCTTGATATTCAGGGGAATCAATTAGTGTTTTCGCTTTACGTCCGAATCTTACAGCAAGTTCTCCTGTGTGAGTTGTCTGGATAATTTTTAGTTTAGGTGTGTTACCGATCATCCAAGCAGGTAATAGCGTAGACGCAAATTCTGATTTCGTATGTCTGGGTGGCATATTAACAATCAATCGCTTGATCTCGCCTGACGCTAGCTTGTTGAATTTATCTGCAATAACTTTATGATGCTCGCCTTCAATGAATTCAGGCCATATCTGTTTAACGAAGCTTAAGAAATCTTTTTGGGCAAGTTTTTTCTTTTTCTCCTCACCTAACTTCAGATACATCTTCATGAAATCTTTACGTACGTCAGGGGGTAGCTTCTTTATTTTATCTAAATCTATTTGCATTTTGAAAAATTTTTTTTATAAAATTTTTTATTGAATGTTGGTAACAGTTATTGTTGTATTCCTTATTGTTTTATAAAGCAATAATGAATTTAGGCTCTGAAACCATTCATATCCGACTATATATACTAACATTTAGTTACATACTTCTAATAATGTGCTTCGCACTCTATGTAGCAAAAAAAAATCAAGCGACCAATGAGACCCCTACAAAAAACAAGGCACACGCACAGGTTGTATGGCTAGTGTAAAAAAAACCCTCGACCATGC